TGGCGGTAGCAATGCAAGCATAAGTTTACTTGCAAGCGTCACCACACCTTTAGCTCCTGTTGATTGCCAAGGTGTAGGAAGTTTAAGAGCACCTTTAGTAAAGTGCTCATCTTCACGAATGAGATAAGGTAGAGTTAGATCTGCTGCTTGTCTAGCACTGTTTAGAAACTGTGAACGATCTGAAGACAATCTGTCATAACGAGATTTAGCAGTCATTAGATGTTAACCATTCCTGATCCGGTAGAACCACTAAGACCTTTATAGGCTTTAGCAGTGTTTGCAGTTGCAAATTGTTTTTTGCGTTTTTTAAATGCACTAGTACCAGTTGCAGTGTCAGCAGTTGGCTGCATCTGTAGGCTAGCAGTTTGTCCAGCACGTTGCATGTTTGCAGCGGAAATCTGCTCACGTTGGATACGTGCAGCCTCAGCTTGTGCGTACTCATCACGCATAGCTTGCTCACGTTGTGCAGCTTGAGTCATGTATTCTTGTTGAGCAATGCGGAACTGTTCAGCCTGCTGTGTCCGCTGCTCCTCTGCAATACGCATTTGATCAGCAATCATTGCTGTTTCGCGGGCAGCTTGCTCTTTGGCAATGCGTAGCTGATCACGAATAGCACGTGCTTGGTCTCTGGCTTTCTGTTTTTCCTGCTGCCTTTTTTTCTTTGCTTTACGGCGTGATTCTTTGCTCATTGGTTTTCATCCATATAGTTAATGACCCACTCAACGACACTCCGCTGACCAGATCTGTACATAATCTTTTCAATTGTATCTTCGGGTGAAGGGTTAGCGGGTGGAAAGGTTTCTTCAAGTTTAGCAAGCATAGCATTAGCTGTCATGCCACGCACATCAAGAAGATTTAAATCAGGCATATTGTGGTAGGTTTACGTTTGAGTGCTCAAAGAATGCAGGCATTCGGGCGGATTTAGTTGCCGACAATTCGGGTGCCTTACCCTCATACATTAGTCGGTCACTAGAATCCAACCAAAATTTTTTGTCCAAATATCTATCCTGGGTATTTACACCTAATGGTTGCATTACCCAGTTGATCGTCGCTTTGCGGAGTTTATCCAAGGACGGCGAGATCTCAAGCCCCAACTCTTTGCATACGAGAGAGTTCGTTGCCACGTGGATTTGTTCGTCTCGGCTGATGTCTGCGGAAACGGTCCGCATTCCAGCATCACCATTGAAACGGAAAAAGGGGAGTAACACGAAGAAAACCGCACGCTCGGCAACCATCGCTTTGAGGATCGTGTGATCTGGATGTTCAATCCAGGCTTTTTGTAGTTTGAGCGCTTCCTCCTCAGCTTTTTCATCAACGCCGTAAGCGTTTGCGATATAACCCAACGCGAGGTCGTGGTTCTCTTCGTCTGTGATGTTAGATCGTAGGATGTCCACACTTGCTTTCGGTACTTCATTTTGTAGGGTGGTTTGAATAAAATCTCCGACAGGTAGTTCCATGTGTCGCAATGCAAGAGCACGGAAGATAGCCTCTTCCGCACCCTCTTTGCAAAGACCGGCATCTGTTTGTACCGGTGTCCACTTCCGTTTTCTGGACATTAGTTTCTGATAAGGATTCATTGTTCAAGGTATTTGATAGCGTTTTTAAGAGATTCAATGTTGTCTCGGAATAGACCGAGCCCAGTATTGCAATGGTGGCAAATTAGTCCACGCACTTCGGAAGTGCTGTGATCGTGGTCTACAACGAGAGGTTCTTCGCTACCGCAGATCGGACAATGAGGTGTGGACTGGACCATAGCATCATATGCTTCTGGTTCTAGTCCATATGTTTGTTTAATCTTAGATTTTTTAACTTTGTCTTTGTTTGCGTCTCGGTAAAGTTTGTAGCGGAGTTTTTCACAAGTCTTACACTTTCCTCTGTTCTTAGAGAACTCAGTAATAGGCTTAGTTTCTTCGCACTTATTACAAACTTTACTCAGCGCAGTCGCACTGAGGCTCTGGGTCATTATCTAGTAGAGAGTTTAGGTAATCTGTTACGTCCTCCTCTTCAAGAGCAGCATACGCACTAGACTTATCTTGAACATCACCCATAACTTGAAGCGAATAATAAAGGGAAGTCTGGGGCGATTCTAGCCACTCCTCAATAAATGCTTCATCATACGTGACCACATCA